TCTAATTCTTCTGTGGTCAAGTCTTCTAGCTTTCCTGTCCTTATTATCTTCTGCTCGATATATAGCCCCGCAGCTTTACCACGGGCTACTTCCGCATTCACAGCAGCTGACCACGCTCCTTTTTTAAGAGCATCTTTTCTAATTTGACCTAACTCTGCAATATGTTTTTCGTAAGTAACTTCGTATTTCTTTTGCCACTCTTCTCGTAGTTCACCAATGTATTTAACAACCAGTGGATACAATTTTGGATTTTGTAATTTACTTGCATATTGTCTTGCTGAGTCTTTTGCAAAGCCAGCGTCGACAGCACACTCAGTGGCTGTCTTTCTACCTTCGTTAGTTACCAACTCGTATGCAAATTTCATCTGTTGTTCTGTTAATTTTTTTGGCAATCCCATACTTGATATTTAATACAACTTAGTTTATAAATCAACCCATGTTTACTGGAAAGGTATTAAGACAAGCATTAGATAAATTTATGAAAGGTGAGGTGGCAGCGAACGCTAGAGTTCAGGTTATCCTACCAAACGGAGAGTTTTACGATATTACGGGAGTGCAACTGTTGGAGAATAAATTAATAGGTGTAAGAGAATCCCATAGACTTGCCATTACAGTTTCACCTGAACAGTGGAAAATGGGTAAAGTTGTTAAAAAACTGTGAGATTATCTTATTCAATCCCTGAAAAAATTTGGTGGATACATAATTTTCTTGATGAGAAAGTTTACAAAGGTATTCACAATGCAATTATACGTGAAAGAAATAATATAAATCTTCATGACGTTGATGGAATATGGGGCAACTTTTTACATAACAATCTTGTTTCTCCTAAACGAGTTGAAGTAAAAAACTATCCACCATTTGAAATATTAAAAACAAGTGTAAAATCTAATCCTTATTTTACTTTCCCTGAATTAGATAAGATGTCTACAACAATTCATTTTATGTCTAAAAATTCTGGTATCAATTGGCATAACGATGGTCAATGGAAATACGGTGCAACTTATTATTTAAATAACAAATGGCATAAACAGTGGGGTGGTGAGTTTATGTTTACTGATGGAAATGGTCATGGCTTTTTACCTGTCATGGGTAACTCTTTGGTAATTGTCAAGGCTCCTCTTACACATAAAGTTAACCCTGTTTTAAGTCCGATCATTCCTAGAATTTCTGTACAAATGTTTATGAAATAGTTTGACAAACTGAAGAGGTGTAGTAGTGAATCCAGAAAAAAAATTTTGGTATGAAATTAAAGCGTTCAATCTTAAAAATAATTGCGAATTATCATTTACACGCGTGGAAAATACTGCTTCATGGGGGACTCCTGATGTACTGGGTTATAATAGGAATCATCACTTCTTCACTATAGAATTAAAAGTAACAAAGACCAACAAAGTACGCCTGTCACCACATCAAATTGCGTTTCATGTAAAACATCCTGACAATACATTTATCTTAGTTAAGGCCCTTGGTCTTAACTCCATAAAACTTTATGAGGGGAAGGTAATCAAGGAGCTTGATACTTACGGCTTGAGGCTTGACGCTTGTTCCTCGGGGCTTGAGGCTTGCTTCTCGAGGCTTGCAGCTTGCGGCTTGCCACCTGCTGGAGCTTGACGCTTGTCGCTTGGCGCACGCTCCTCGGGATCCGTCGATCCTTCGGAGCTAATGGCCTCCTTCTTCAAAGAAGCTCTTAATTCTTTATAATATTTTGGGTGCCTGAATACGTGCATTAATGTTTACCATAACATATATTTTTTATTTCAGGGTTCCAACATGCTCGACAATCTTTGCATTCGTTATTCTGGTCCGGGGCTGGACAGGTTCTGTCCTCAGGCTTCGTTGACACGGTCGACGTGTTGGGCCAGCTCGCAATCGCAGGTTGGTCGATCATCTGGCCTGAAAATCTTATTACTAAATTTTTAGGGCATTCCGGCAGGAAGTGCTTCACCCATGCTTCCCGGGTCGGCATCCAGTGCTTGACCTGCGGCGTGAGCTTTGCAACAGCAAAGATTTTTAAAAGGTGCTCTTCATCCTGTACGTCTCCTGAGTCGTGCCACCTGAATTCTCTTGATTTTTTACTGTTAATAAGTAACGCCATCGCACCAGTCCACAGCGGTGACCTGATGGCCTCCAGGCGCCTGTACTGCGCAGCCTGAACAACTGGAAATACATAACAACCTTTTAATGCATAACAGCCTGAACAGACGCTGCCAGGGATCTTGACAAGCTTTGAACCAGTTTTGCATTCTGCAGCCGGTAACCCGTAGGCCCATCCTGGCATCTTTGAGGGCTTTGACAGCCCGCCCACTATTTTTAATGCTTCATTTGTTTTCATACGTCCTTTATAATCCTATAATTCTTTTTTGTCAAGCTTGCCGCTTGAGGCTTGCAGCTTGACCCTTCACTTCCGTCTGCATTGCAGTCACGGGTCAAGCCTCTGACCAGCCAACGCCAGAGTCTCTGTGATCTAGCGGCGGCGGCGCGTTGACTGATCCCAGACTCATAGATTAAGACCAGTCGCATGCTAGAATGCCTTCTATGAGTCTGGGATCAGCACCCAACGAAGACGGCATGCACATGCGGTGTGACGTTGGGTGTGCCCATTAATTAATTCTTTACTTCCATCTCCTCCGTAAGTACAAGTGGTTTTTTATAATTGTACTGTTCCAAAAGTGATATTCTTTTTTCTGCAAGTTCAATTAATTTTTGCAAGTCACCAATCATTGCACCAATTTCTTTAAATGCTTTGTGGCATTCTTTATCTGTCCAAACTACGTTCATAATTGAACCCTCCAAGTTGTTGTTGCAGTTCTATAACCCTCATTGTCCAAGTCATAATAAGTCATGCAAGGTACACCATCTTTAGATGTAAAGTATCTGCATAACTCCGTCCACTTAGCATTTCTTGTTATATGTTTTTTGTGCTTCTTAGCCCAAAAAGTTATTTTAAATGTTTTGTTTAGTTCCATATTCTTTTTTCCTTTCTAGGATAATCCTATAATATAAATGTGGCAGAAATAAGGCAGAAACAAAAAAAATAATTATTTTTTTATTTGACATATAAGTACAATTAGTTTAGGAATATATAGGATATAGAAAGGAAAAAACAATATGGAAAAACAAAAAAGAATAACACTTAACGCAGATAAGCGAAAAGTGATTGCTGATGTATTCCAAGATCATTT